TATTGTGTGCATCAGCAGATGCTTGAGATATTGCAATCACTGCACAGTTTCTACGTTTAGCTATCTCTCTTACACTAGTATAAATCTGTCTTAACTTCTCATCTGTTCTAGCATATGTGCCACTAACATTTATTTTATCTAGTTGATCTATTACAATTATGTCTGGTTTATTTTTTTCACAGTGTGCATCTATATCTTCAATAGACCAATCAACTGTATCAAACATAAATATATTATCTTTTATATCACTCCAGTATTGCTGTGCTTGTTGCTTGTCAGCTACTATCTCTTCTCTATTCATACCAGTATAGCAAGAGATTGCTCTGATCTGTGTTCTGATTGCAGGCTCTTCATTTATAAATGCATGAACCTTTGCACCCTGAGAACAGAAACCATCTGGCCCTGCACATAAGCTAACCCAGAAAGCTGTCTTGCCTGTTTCAGGTCTAGCAAATGCAATCATAAGATTACCACCACCAATACCCCCTACGTTTTCTTTTAGTACAGGTATATTAAATTTCCATTTAGTAGTTACATCTAGTAACTCCATAACTTCTTCAATGTTATTTGTAACTGCAGGGTTTTTATCTTCATTAACACTAGTCTTATGATTATCTATCATACTAGTTATCTCATTAAAATTAGCCTCTTTACCATTAAATATTTCTGTGGCTTCAACAGCTATTCTTTGAGCAAGATCTCTATCAGATAAGATACGCATAATATCTTTTGCTATCTCTTTGCTAGGCTCTTGTACTTCTTTGATGTCTTCGACTAACTCACTAAACTTTTCTTTCGCAGCACGAGTTAATGCAGGATTAAATATTGCAGTGTGTAAAGAATATAACTCATCAACTTTTATATCCTCTTCATACTTGTCATGTGCTTTCTGTATTGTATCGTACAGAGAACTTATGTCTCCTGAAAATACACTAGGTGACAAGACACCTTTGTATCTAGTGTAAAATTTTTTATTAAGCATAAGCCTAATCATTTGTTTTTCTATCATCTTCTGTTCGCTGCTTTCTGCCACTCTAACTGTTCTTCTAGAATAGCTGTTATTTTATCTAATTTACTTTGATCTCTTTGATTCCAAGTAGAAGTATTCATCTCAATAATATCATACTTCCAACTCTTCCAATCATCGAGAATCTCTTGCATCATTTTTTCATCCATAAAAGATCTCCCTTACTTGTTCTGTGTTGTAGTATTTTAAGTCATCCTCTAATGGTTTAACAATTACATTATCAAATCCAGATGATCTTAAATCTTTTGCCATGTCATACGCTTTTGTTGTAGCGTCTCTGTCTAAACATATATATAAATTTTTGTATGGTTTCAAATGTGACTTCTGTACTGATTTTAATTTAGTACCCATAATTGCAATACCCGTTAATATATTAGATACTGCACAAGCTGAAGGACAATCCTCAACTATCACTGCATCATTACAATCACCACATTTAAATGGTACATCTTTATTACCATACATAAACCATTTAGGAAAATCTTCTTTTGTTAATGCTCTACCTACTGCACCAACTATCTTATGGGATATTCTATTCTTGACTAAGAACACAACTCTATTTTGTTTTACATCATATTTAAAATCTGCTCTACCCCAAGACCAAGACTCCCAACAATTATTATTTGATAGCCAACGCATGGCCTTCTCGTTTGAATAAATTGATTGAAAGCTATCTGGTATTTTAAATTCTATATCTTCAATGTGTAATGCTTTGTTACCATGGAATACTCTTTGAACGTATTGCATATTCTTTTCCCCCTGTTGTTTACCCTTTGCGTTACAAGATGCGTGAAAGCAATACCACCCTATTTTATTTTCAGTTGTATCTATAGACAGTGTATTCTTCCCATTACAGAATGGGCAATCCATTCTCGTTTGAGTTTCGGATGGTATGCTTAAACCTTTGATAACTTCTAATTGCTGTCTATAATTCAAATAACAACTCTCTATGATTTTATTTCTTCGTAATAAATATCTTCTCTATAAACTTTTTTATTTTTTTTGCTTGACCAATGTTCAAGTCCTACAAATTCATTCTCTTCTATTTTAAAAAGTTTATGATCTAGATATTCTATTATTTTAGAATGTAACTGCTCAATCGTTGGTTCTTTTTCGAATGGTACGATTGCGTTTAGTTCGTGTTGATAAGCTATTATTCTTACTTTGTATTTCTTCATAGTCTTCCCCCTTATCAGAAAAGTTTTTATTTGTCAAATTTTTTTTAAGCTCTTTGTAATACTTAGGATGTTTCCACACGAACATTAGATTTTTTCCTCGTAGTTACTCGTTTGTATTCGCCATACCATGATGTATCTCTGCCATTTGCTTTACACCATTCGTAATGGTTCTCTAATATTTTTCTTATTCTTTCTCCGTATCTTATTCTCATGCACCCGCCTTTTCATATACTTTAATTGTAAATGGTTCAACATTCTCTCTATGATCAAAATCTCTAATAAAGAAATCTATATCATCAACCATTTCAGATGATGCTATCTCTAAGATATCGTCACCTACATGTAATTCAGGCTCATCGTCTACCTCTACTGATACATCTGAAGTTTTGTATTCATCTTGTAAAGCTAAAGCAATAGCACAATTACAATTATCTCCTGGCACACCCTTTAATATATGTTTTTTTGTTACTTCTATAAATCTAATCATATTCTTCCCTTTCTTTCTTTTCTAGATACATATGGTAGTTTAATTAATTTGTTACTTATGTTACCTTTCTTACTTGTCCAAACAATTAAAACATCTTTCTCTTTATCTGGACTATATTTTTTTATGGCCTTCTTTAAACTCATGGCCTCTATTGTATTCTTATCTCCGTTTGATTTTATAAATGTATATCCTATCATTTTTTTTCTACTCCGTATTATCATAGTTAAGTGGTGGGATGAACGTCTGCCCACCTCAGACAGCACACATAGTTTTATACTGTAGAAGCTATACAGTGCAGGCCTTTAGCTGTAAGAGTTAGTACATTACTTACATACAGGTTCTAGCTTACCTATTCCACGTCTGGAATTCTTAAATTTTATTCAATACATTTTTCTACCACATCTTCATCCCATAAGTCAACTGAATATGACTTACCATTTAAATCAAATGAAAACTGTGTGCCCATACCTTCAAGGTATTGATCTTGTCCATTTGTTTTACCGCCTAATTCTTTTTCAATTGTTTGTAATAATATTTTTCCTATCTTAGTTGGTGTCATTATTGTCCTCCCATAAATCTTTATTAATTTTTTTATCTTTTAGATAATTTAAGTATTCATCTCCAAATAAATCTGTAATTTTTTCGTAAGAAGATTCTAAATTTTTTAAAGATAAATTTAAATTATCAACTTTGTTTTTATCTATTTTTAAATTAGATAGATTGTTTTTTATCTCATCTAAGTTCTTATGAAAATCATCCTTTTTAATCTGTAAAGATTTTAGTCTTCTTTTAGTTTTCCATAAATAGTGAGAAAGTCTATGATGCCTAAAGTAATCTAAACCATTCATTACCCAGTATTTATACCCATTATGTTTGCTTCCTAACTTCAAACTTCTCCAATAATAGTCCTTTAGTTCAAACATTAGTTTATTGCATGAAGCCAAGTCTTTTTGTATGTCTATTCTTTCGTCTTCATTTTTTAATTTTTTGGTTTTTAATACATCTAACATACTCATACAATTATCAATGCTCCTTGTAACTTACTTGTTTAACTTTACGATCCCAACAAGAACGGCAACTGCCACACTTACCAAAATCATATTTAATTTTTTCTTTTCTATCTAACTTAGAATAGGCCTCTTTAGTCCATACGTTACTGTGTTTATCTGTACGGTACGCAGGGCATTCTCTACCTCTGTGACGCTTGTCTTTGTGTACACCAGATGTCCACTTCCAAAATGTAGGTTGCTTAGTGTCAACTTTGATAGCTGATACACGCAAACATAAATTTTTTGGTACATCTTTTACTCGTATCTGATCTATAATTTTATATTCTCTTGTAGCTATCCAATGTTTAATATGAGGTGTATTCTCACACACTTCAAAGATCTTCATCAAATGCGAGAATGATTGTATATCTCCAGAATCAAACCACCTGTGATAAAGCCTTGATTTTTCTAGTTTTTTATACTTCTGAGTGATTAACTCTGACATATAATCTACCCACTCAGGCATCTCAATTGCATCGTATCTCTTTTGATACATTGCATTTACTGTAGGCATTTTGTAAAAACCTTTGTCTGCATAACATTTATTACAGATAGTACCAGGTATCTTTGCTAACTTCATGCCTGTCTTACAATATTCTGTAGGTATGCCCCATGAATACGAGGGCATCTTAGTAGTATTAGATAGTGTTCCTATCTTAGATTCTAATTCTTTTATAGGTTTCATAATTTCTTCTCCAACTTTCTTACTGCTGTTCTTAACTGATCTTTAGTTATGAGTCCAGTTTTATATCGCATTGATAACTTCTCATACAATCTTATTACATGGTCACGAGTTGTACCTACATGATCACAAACATCTGAACAAGCCTTACTATAAAACCAATTTCTAGCCTGTGATATTTCTGCAATGGATAAGTTATGGCCCACGCCTAATTCAAATGCATCTTCAAACGCTTGCTGTATTATTCCTATCCATACTTTCTCTTCTGGCGATCTTGTCTTCGCCTCTACAAATGCTTTCTCCATATTACCTCTGTAAAGTTATACCGTGAGTTGCACAGTAATATTTTTTATTGATTATTATGTCTGCTCTTGAGCTACACAGATAGCATAATTTTTCTCTTTGGTCAACTTGACGCATTGAATTCTGATCTGATCTGTGATATGCTTCCCTGTCGTTGCAGGGGGGGTTAGTATATACCCTAGGTAATTTAATAGTTTTAGTTATCATCATTATTTCTTTCTGCTATATTAATTAATTTAAATACTATGATTGCCCCTACAATAAGGGCAACCACATTGAATATAAATAAACCAAACATTATTGGGATATACTTTTAGAGTAATTAGATAAACCTCTGTGATAGTAAAATACAAAGTCTTTACTATTGATAAAGTTTCTAACTTCATAGTCTCTTTCCTCAGAAGTTTTGACTCCATCTTTTTTACAGTAGTCTATACGATAGTCTTCATTACCCTTACTGCCATACTTTATAGCTCTTTGATTATGGGAACTATAATTTGTTAAGGCATTATATACATCATACAGAGTAGACTTATCTATAGGTGTCTCTAATACTTTTTTAAGTAAGTTGTATTTACTTTCATTCTTATTAGAAAACTTTTTAAATAATATATCTACTTCGCCTGCCGTAAGATCAGTATGATTGTATACTTCAAATGTATCTGACATTGCTGTAAATGTTTTGTTAAGATATTTTAGTTTATCAAATGAAGCATCAACATCAAATTTAAGTGTATGTCTTTTGATAGAAGAGTTTATATCCTCTATTGCTGTCATTCCATTTGCACATATTAATCTTACAAACATGGCCCTCAATGTAAATACAAGTGATGCATCATAACTAGATATAACTTCAATACCAAATTTAA